GTTAAATACTGCTCTTGGTTCTATTTCTTCGTATTCAGTGATAGATTTGCCATTTTCAACCCTCTTTTTGACATTTCTATACATATGATCAGTTCTGAAGTATGGTTTTCCTATTTTTAGGAATACTTCTGTTTTAATAGCTGTTGCACCAAGTCCAGCCCAGATTATTTCTCCTGCTTCGTTATAGTGAATAATTCCGTGGGGGGAACCGTTTTTATCGTTATATTGCAACGTAGCTATGGCTTCACCTGACGTAACAAGAGCCTCATATCCTTCTGGGAAGATATACATGTCCTCCTCAACAAACATTATCGTTTTTGCCCCGTCTTGAATAGCTTGTTCTACACAGTAGGAGTGGGAGTCTGGAATTGGCATGTCATGGGTGGTGTAGTAACGAGTTGCAAGCCCCAATGAGTTAAGGTGCTGCATTCCTTTGATGATACTTTCTACAGTTTTAGAAAATATTAAACCTCTTGATGGTACACAAAATGCTATCATAGTCTTCCTTTTGAACTTTTACTGCCTATATTGGTTTGTTTTACGTTAAAGTCTGGCATTTCTTCAATTACTCTGCCTTTATCATCAACTACAACTGCTACCTTTTTCCCGTTAATTACCTTTATTTTTCTGTGTCTTATTTCATCTCTGTGTTTTTCTCCTGATTCTTCTGAGTACCACCTGAGTTTTGATCTTGAATATGGGTCAAGTGGGTCTCCTAACTTATATCTAGTGTCGTAACAGACATTACTGCATTGTGGACATTTTTCTACTGTTGAGGGAGTGTTTTTGAAGAACTTAAAGGAGCATCTTGAACAAATGAAGTCTTTTCTTCTTAACATGTAATTTGGAAGAATGAGGTTCATAAATCCAGTATAACATGATATTGTGCCACGAAAAAGGCCACCTATCATTTCAGTGGCCTTATCGTTAGTTCTTCGATACTAGTAAAAACTAGTCATCATTAGATCTAAAATCAACACCGAACGCATCTCGATATTCTCCAAAACCCCAGATTGCATCCACTGTCGCAAGAGTACCTAGATATTCTTGTTTGTATTGGAATTGGGTTCTTGGTTTTTGCTGCACCGCCATAGCGAATGCTTCTTTTTGGAATACCAAGTTGTGAACTGTATCAGAAGTTCCTGATTCCTCAGTTAAGTTGGTGGACATGTAAACCTCCAAGTTATAAACCGTTCCAACAAATCCATTGGGACCGATCCTTTTAACCACAGAGTTTCCATTGGCCAAACCTCCTGCTGTCATTACAGCTGGAGCTATACCTAACATTTGATATTCTGCAAACTTTTGGATCTGTCTTATATGAGAAAGACCCGCTGGTTTAATAACAAAATACCTTTCGGTTTGAGGGGCATCAGCATCGTCAAGATACTGAATTGCTCGGCAGATATTCGCATCATTTACATCAGTAGTTGAATTTCCTACAGTTTGTGAGAGACCTGAATAAAGTCCTGCCAAGTCAGAGTCCATCTTCTGAGCTACTGCATAACCAGCTTTAGGTGAGTATTGTTCCAACACCTGGTAAGCTGCCTGCTTTGAAAGTCTATCTTCAACTAAATATGAAGACTCAAAATGTCTGTTTATGGACAAGTCGAACGAGGTTTCTACAGGAGCGTTAAGAGTAACTTGAGTGTTAGCAGCTTTAGGATTTGCAGAGATGTTGCTTACTTTTGGTACATGCAATGTGTCTCCACCATCAGCCACATCAGAATCAAACCTCTTAACGAGATTTGCAATGACTAATGTTGCTTCAGTTGCTTTTTGTGTTTCCTTAGACCAAATTTCTGGAAGAAATACATCTCCAGTAGTAATGGTCATTTGAGTTGAACCTAGTGCCATAAATTATTCACCCCCTAACCGACTGTTAAAAGTCTGAAGAAAAAGATTATTTACCGAAGATGGATTTTTTAAACTTATCCATTATTGAGGCCCCTTTTTGATTCCATTCACTTACATCCATTTCTGCAATTTTTTCTCTGGTAATACCCACTGGAACTGTTTGATTTGATCCTGTTGGTTTTTCTGAATCTGGAGGTTCCATATTAGGAGATTGCCCTTTTGCTATTGCTGTGCTGATTGCTTCCCAATGTAAGTCTCTATAAGCTGCTTCGAGGTTATCTCCAAAACCTTTTTGTTTGGCATAGACCATAACCTTATCTGCTTCAAATGGAGGAAAACCCGTACCCTTTTTGTATGTTGATTGAAGTCTTACTATTTCTGAGTTTCTTGACTTAATTCTTTCCATTTCCTCGACTTCCGCTCTAGTCATATAACCTCTTTGCTTTAAACCTTTGTCTATTTTCTCAAGAGCCGATTCTTCTTCTTGAGTAAATGTGGGACTATCTTTGGTTTCTGTTTTGGTTACTAACTCCTTGAGTGAAGCGATCTCATCTTTAATGGAAGATAGTTCTTCTTTTGTGGTTTCAAGTTCTGCTTTATAAGCTTCACGTTGTTCAATGGTTTTATCAAGCCTGGACTTTGGGATCATTTTCCCTTCAGTATCTTGATTATCTACATCAACATCAGATTCAGACCCTGTATCATCTGGGGTCTTATCTATATCTTCTTCTTCAGACTTTGAACGAACTTTTGTATTGTCTGTCATTTTTCAGTTGTCCTTGCGTTTTTTACGAGGGTCGAACTCGTTACTTACTTAACTAAGACTATATATATAATAACACATCAACAAAATGGTTATTTAGCCTTGAGCTTTTTTGGCCTTACCTTATTAACTAATTCTTCAACATTTATTTTTGATTGTGGTGAGATTGCTTGTAGAAGCTGTAGATAAACTAATGCCTCCTTACCTTCTAGGGTTGTTCTTGAGAGAAATGCTTGAAGATCGCTTATCTGGTTATCTGAGAGCTCGTATAGTGCCATGAGTTATTATTACATGTTAATCACTAACATGTCAACTAGTTTTCCAAGCAAATTTGACCCTGTGAAGATATAGTGAGTTGGGGTGTGGGGAGTTATCTTGCAAAAGGAATAACTCCAGAACCTATTATGTCTTTGACTACAGTTGAGGCTGCTGCTGGAGGATTATTATAGTTATCAAACTTTGCTGTTGCTGTTGCTACTTCTGCTGCCCAAGTTCCTGCTAACATATCCACAACAAAGTCAATTACTGCAATTGGATTTGCTTCGTTTGCTCTGTTTGTCCATGTAGTACCGTCAACTGACGTATCCCAATAAGTAGTTCCTGCTGATTCTCTAATCCTAAACCATTTATGAACTGCGGAATCATAGGTTGCTGAATATACTGACGTTGATACAGTTGCTACCTTTTTATATGCTTTAACTGTATTATCTGCTGCAAAGTAACCCCAGAATAGTTGATTATTAGCATCTATTGCACAGTTAAGAGGATAAACTTCCCAAGAAGCGATAGTTGAACTTCCAATATTGACAAGTTGGACAAGTACAGAGTCTCCAGTCATGTCAACCCTGTCAGCTGAGTCAACTCCATAGTAAGCTGCTGTCGTTGTTCCTGTAATTTCAAATTCTTGATTTGTTTCAACTGTTTGTGCTCCACCCCAATCTACCCATTTTTTAGCATCAAGAGAATTGTCATCAAAATTATCTGACATTGAACTGGACTTGAATGGCTTAATGGCTAGTGCTCCATAAGCAAACTTAACAAGGTTGGCAGTCTGAGTCCAAGACATGTCTGTGGTTCCAGCTGTTGGAACTGCTTTATAGCTTGCACCAACTCTAATTAAGGCTGTTACATCTCCCATTAACGGGTTTTCTTGACCAGTTGTTGTAGAGGCGGCTACTAAAGTGGTGCTTGCAGCTACAGCCACGTCAACAATCATCGCTCCATTAGTTAAAGTTGTAATTGAGAATGTTTGAGCTGCTGTTGATGCTGCGGTTGAAGATGTATTTCCAGTCGCTTCTGGGGCTTCTTGTGCTGCTCCTGCAAAAGCTAGTACTCCCGCGAATCTATCCGTAACTGCACTTGTAGAAGCAAAGGTTACAGTAACTGCTAGGGTTGTGGTTGCTGAAGGTAGGCTGGACTTAAGTATGTAATATAAACCCACAAAGGCATCACTGTCTGCATTTGCCACATCTAGAACTGTTGTCCCTGATACAGCATTAAAGGTTGCTCCAGTTGGTGCCTTTTTACCTCCTCCATAGATAACAAGGTAATTTGTACCTGCGGTAATGTCTATATTAGCTGTGGCAACTGAAGTTTCTCCAGAAGCTGCTGATTGCTGTGCTGATTGAAATGATATTGCCATGTTATCTGAGCTTAATACTCAACTTTGATGAATCTATATAATATCTATTTTCTTCCAATCCTCCTTTTAGGTGTGCCAAGAGAAGATTTTTATTGATTAGCTCTAGTACTTTCTTACCAAAAAGATTAATTGCCCTGAGTCTTTTTTGAGATCTCTTTTTAAGTTTAATAAGTCTTTTGAGAGTGTCGTCCATGTCTTTAAGAATTTGAATTGCTTCATTTGTAACTTGGATAGAGTGTTTTTGATAGTCAAGGCTAACTCCATCAAATTCCCCTATTGAGAATACAGCTTCTCCTGTTTCTCTTTCCATTATTTGTGCTTTTTCTTTATATCTTTGGTTTTCTTTAATCATTCCATTTGTTCTACTTATTGGCTCTCCTTTTAATACTAGTTCATTCATTTCCTTAATAAACTCCTTACTAATATCTTTTACCTGAAACCCATCTAGTTTTGTAAATAGTTGTTTACTTTCCTCATCAAACTTACTAGCTCCTACCAAGCTTCTTTTAAGTTGTATTTCTCTTTGATCAAATATCTTAGAAGATATAGCAATGTCTCCCTCGTAACCGTACATGGGAGCATCAAAAATGTCTGTGTGAAGATCTATATCAATCCCAAGAGCTGTTAGATAACCTATCCAAAAACCAAATCCTGTCCTTTGGTACTGGTATTCAGTTTCCATTGCAAGTTCTATTCCCCATACTTCTACTTTTTGGTATTTTTTACCCTCTTTAAACATCTTTGCTATAAGGGCAAATGCAAAGTCTGGACTGGAACTGAAGTATTTAAAGTTGTCGCCTTTAACCTTTAAGTTGTCCGTTAAGTTATAAACTTCTTTAAGAGGATATTTTTCAGACATGGGTACGTCTTTGTACTTGTCCTGCATATATACTTTTGTATTCTTGTTTTCTTTGAGCCATTGAGGGTAAGTTGGATCTGTTCTATTTGCTGGATTTCTCCAAATTGCTTCTGTGTGAAGTTGAAAAGACACTTCTGAATGAGGAAATACTAATTTACCGTTTTCTTTCTGATTTGGAGACTCATTAAATACCCAAACTTCAATATCCTTACGATTCCAGTCGAATCTCTTTCTGTTCGGGTGTGAACCCATTATTATCAATGTTTTCATACATATTCAACAGTGTCTTTAATTTCTTTAATCTTATCTTTTTTGAATCTGTTTCTGGCCCATCTACCTGTATACCTTAGTATTTTTTCACCGTCTGTTTTGACAGTTTCTTTGGTTCCATCTGCAAAGTAGAAGGTTCTAATATAGACTTTTGTTTTATCTTCTTCCTTTTTCTTCATATTATCCTATTGCTATTGTAAAGTAATGAATTATAACGTCAAGATTTCCTCCTACTGGATCTTCACAAGTTAGTCTTACATCCTCATTTGATGCTCCCATGCCCACAATTCCACCTCCATTACCAGCAATAGCTCCAGAACCAGCTGCAATTCCTGAGTGGCTTAATAACGTTCCTGTATTTGCATCAAGTGAAGGTGTATTGGCTGTACCAAAACCAATTCTAACTTGCACACCACCTGTAGCTGTAGTTGCTGCATCTAAATAAACTTGCACCATTGTTACTACAATTGCTGTTCCTGCTGAAACTGTAATTAAAGCAGTATCAGTTTGAGCACCGTCAGCATCAGACACGTTTATAGCTTTATTAACTATGTTTTGATGGCCACCAATCACTATCTGTTGGCCCGATCTTAAGAAATAAGCATTTGACCTATCATTGGCAGAAACGTCAGTTCCGTTTGCTCCTATATCTACAGCTTTACCACCAACTTTGACTGGATTTCCTGAATCGGCTGAGTCCGCAGCAACGTCTCCAGCTGCTTGAACCGCAAATGTCCCTGCGTTAGTAACAGCCTGTGAAGGTGGAGCTTGAACAGAAGCAGATATTTGCTTTAATACCTGCATTATTGTTATAGCAGTGGTATCGGTAGCAGTAGATTTAGCGTCAGCTTTTGCCCCTAAAGTAACATTTCCCCCATCTACTTCAGTGGCTTGTACTGCAAAAGTGCCAGCGTTTGTTACAGCCTGAGAGGGAGGGGCTTGTACTGATGCAGAAATCTGTTTAAGAACCTGCATAATCGTAATCGCTGTTGTGTCTGTTGCGGTTGACTTTGCATCTGCTTTAGCTCCAATCGTTACCATTGCTCCATCTGAAATAGATCCAGACGCAAAGGCTCCTGACGCTACTGCTCCACTTGCAACTGCACCTGACGCTACTGCTCCAGAAGCGATTGCTCCACTTGCTATAGCTCCTGAACCGATAGAACCTGAAGCGAAAGCTCCTGATGATATTGCCCCAGATGCTACAGCACCGCTGGCAATAGATCCTGATGCCAATGCACCTGAAGCAAATCCTCCAGAAGCGACACCCCCTGAAGGAATAGAGATTGGGTTATTGGTAAAACCTTGTGCCATTTTATATTATTTCTATACCGAATAAGTTAAAGGACATGCTTCCAGATGAGTTGTAAATTTTAACAACGTCTGTTGCTGCGAGAGTCATTCCTATTGTTGCTACAAAAGTAGCATTTGCTCCGATGGCAGTATCATAATAAAGATACTGTTTAACGTTATCTGCTGCTCCTGCTATTTGAACTGATATTCTGAATGACCCTGCTACTCCCTGATTACAAACTACGATTGAAGAACTTACAACTGATGTAGCTGCTGGAACAGTGTAAAGAGTAGTCAGTGTTGTTGCTGAAGGGTTTACTTGTGCTAGTACTTTTGCTGTATCTGCCATATATCTATTATGCTCCCATAAGTAAAATTGTTCTCAAAACGGGTGGTGTACCTGCAATTATTGTCTCAATCTTATCATAAACTGCGTTTTTAGTAGGGACATTTACACTGCCATTCCAACCTACTCCATAGGCCTCATCAGCAACTGAAAGATTGTTTTGTACCGAAACATTTGCTGCTCCACCTCCATCATTTACTATTCTTAAAGTTCTCGAAGATGCGTTATAAAGTTGCAGTGTTGGGAGATCGTCGTTAAGAAAAACTTCTGTAAAGTTATCAATATGAATTGAATTGTTGGCTCCATTTATGAGAATGACATCACCATCTCCTGAGATGTAGGGTGTTCCATTACCTAAGTATAACTTTTTAGTATCTGCTAATTGAACGTCATCACTAAACTTACTTGTATATCCTGGAACATGAAGTGGGTAATTAGATCCACTTGACGTGTCTGAGTAAAGAGCTACTGAGTTTCCAGTCCCCATTGCTCCAATAATCCTCGTAAGTGTAGTAGTTCCCTCAAGACTTATGCCTTTTCTTTGGGTAAATCCTGGATATGGTCTGGTCATCCAAAGACCTCCTATTATTTGCCAACCTACGCAGTCTTTTAATTGAATACCGCAACTGTAGCTTGCACTTCCACTTTGACCGTTTGAATCTCCGATACAGTTAACCAGAGTGTTGTATTGGGTGTGATAGGTTGCATCTCCTGTTGAGCCATCACTGTAAAATCCTGAATCATAACAATCTTGTGCCTCACAGTTCTCAAAATAGTTATTGTAACCAGTTATGTTAAACCCGTGATCATGTCCTCCTGCAAGCCCACACCAAAATGATTTACAGTTAATAAAGTGGGTGTTAAGACAACCTACATAGAAGCCGTTCAGTTGAATGTTTTCTGCAATACAGTCATCAAGTATCGAATCTGTACATGAAGGTGCCGGCATATAGAATCCGTTTCCTTCTGCATTTCTAACTCTGACTCTTTTAAGATGCATGACTCTTGAATCTGAACTTGCAGTTACTGCAAATCCGTTGTTTGAAGTGTCATTTATATAAATATCTTCGAATACACCATTTGGATCGTTACTATCCTCAACTGTTACTGAAGCATTAACCCACGGGGTGTTCACATTTATTCCGTTTCCAAAAGTATTATTTGCTGTATTCCCCTCAATGTGGAGTTTTCTGACTTGATATTGAACGGTTCCTGCTCCTGTTATTGAAATGACTGCCAGTAAGTCTGATCCATTTCCCTGTCTTAGTACAGTTGAGTTTCCCTGACCAGTAATTGTCATGTTATCTGCATCTATAACAATCTCATCTGCTATATCAAATTGACCCCTAGAAAGAACTATGTTTTTGTAAGTTTGAAGTGCTGCATTTATTTGAACTTCATCTGCTGTGCCATCACATACATAATCTGCTCTTGATATATCTCTTGCTGAGGCGTTTGATGCAGCCACAAAAGCTGCTGGGTATGATAGATGTTTTTTAATTACTGTCATGCTGTTACTTCAGTTACTCTTGCTGCACCTGTTGCAGAATCCCAAATACCGTCAATTCTTCCTGTATATTGATTTTCTTCCAGTGTGTCGTACGGTGCTAACTTGTAACCAAATGACGATACTGATGCTGTTGTTCCGTACTTAATATATAAATTTGCAGCTGAGTCGTTGAATATAACTATTTTTATTCTTCCTGAAGTAGCTGCGTGTAAAGTTACGCTTGATGCTGATCCAGACACATTGCTTGAAGTTCCCGTTGCTCCAGTTGTTAAACCAGATGAAGAACTTCCTCCAACGGCTGATCCGTCTGAGTTAACAACTACTAAAGCGTCTCTTTGTTTACCTCCAATTGTTAACGCTACGGTTGCTGCTTTAGTTGGGCCCCCATCTTGTCTATCAAAAGCATAAGAAGATGCTCCCCCACCTGAAATTTGCTGAACTATCTGATCAAGTGCTTTGTAGAAGTCCTCTCCATCTGACAATCTAACTGGAATTGCATCTTTTGCACTCTTTGGAAGCTGAAAATCATTGATTGTTCTGGTTAATTCCTTAATTGGAAGCTTGAGCATGGCTCCAGTTGCTCTGAAATCTACAGTTGATGGGAGTTTTACCGTCTTAACTGCTCTTTCTACCTCACCAACACCTTTTTTAAGAGAGTTTATTGCTTCAACTATGGTTCTTTCTAGGCTTTTAATGGCTGAGGTGCTTTCTGGTTTCTTTACGATACGTTTTGTACCTTCAACAAAGGTGGCAATCATCTCCTCATTCGAATCAACAATGGTTGAATTGAGGTTTTTTATTTCTTTAGTGAGGGATTCCAGAGAAGTCATTTCATCTCCGAATGCCTTTAACACTTCTTTGACTTTGTCTGGATTCATATTATTTAACAGGTGGTATGTTTTGTACAGGTGGTGGTGTAGATGGCTGCTTCATTATCTCTTGAGCCATTTCTGCAACACTTTCTTCTGCAATTCTTTGGAGAATGTCATCAGAGTCTGGGAACTCAAGGTGTTCTAGAATTACCTTACCTGGAATGATGCCTGCTTCTGCCAGTTTCATTAATATATTAAGTCTTGCTGCTTTGGTTTCTCCTAGTTCTGAAGTTACTGATACTTTGACATTGTTGTCTTCTGTTATTTTTACATAGTCAACATAGCCTCCGTTGTCATCTGAATAGTACTTATCTCCTTTAATTTGTGGAGCTGCTTTGTCTCCCATTACCATAAACTTATCTATTTGGTCTTCTTTAACTTTGTCTTCAACCATAAAGCCATCTTTCTCAAAGAGTGAATACATGTTAAGAATTAGTGTTGCTTCTTGGCTCAATGCATCTTCAAAGTTTTCTCTTAGTTCAAGAAGATTGTTTGAATCTCCTGATTGAAGTGCTTCAACAAGGTCTCCTGAAGCGTTTGCTGTTGGGAGCTTGCCATAAGATGCATCATTGTATGCTCCAATTAAATTCATATCTTCATCCGCTTTGCCTATTTGCCATTGGAGTGATGGATTGATTGGAGGTGGTGCAACGACCTCAATCTTTTTACCTGGGTTATGTCTGATCATTTGGCCTTCTTTTGCTTTAATTACTTCAAACCCTGAGCCTTTGGGATATTGGAATCTTCCTCTATTAACTAAATAATTATATTCAAGCATATGCATGTTTAATAAGTTATAGAGTCTTTGAGGGGAAATCTGATGTTTGAGATGACCTTCTGGATAAGGTCTGTTTGGATTTACATCTGACTCATAGGCAATGAATGGATATTCTTTGTAGGGTGTTTCCTCAAATGATAGGAGTTCACTGGATGTAAATAAACATTTATTGATGTAGCCTCCAAGCTTATTTGGTTTATATGTTCTGTACCAAACTTCATGGCCTATTGCTGTTTGCTCGTCAGCTCTCATTTGATTCTTTGCTTGAGCTGGATTATCTATTTGTTCTGACAGTTCTTTAAATTCATCTCCTGCTCCTTTATTGTCTGGAACAATATTTGAATTGGGGAACTTATTCTTCCAATAAGCTACGGTTCTTTTGACATCTTTAATGATAAATGGTGCATCTTCAAACTTACCTGTGGTTGCACCAATACCCAAATCAAATGGGTCAACTGACCATCTAACTGATACCTTATTAACTTTGTCATAACCTACTTGTCTGTAACCGATTCCGTATTTGATTCCGTAATAGGCCCACTCCTTATTTAGTTTTCTGAAGTTGTTTAGTCTGTTGTCTCTACCCAGAACAGCATTCGCTCGTCTTGCATAAGTCTTTGAGTTATCATCAAACTCTGTGGGGACAACCTCAACTTTTGGTTTGTGCCTTGTAACAAATCCTCTTGCTGCTCGGAAGTTAGCGAATACTTTATTGATTGGGTAACTGACGTAATCTGTTGAGGAGTTGATATAGATTGTATTATCACTTGGGTCTACTGATACATTGTGATTTCCTTTAACAAACTGGTCAATTACGAAGAAATCCCATCTCTTTGTTCTCCATACATCTTTAGTGAACTGATACCAACCTTCTAATACTGATAAATCTGGAGTGTCTGAAGTATCCTCGCTTTTGTTTTCCTTTGGAGATTCTTTAGGATATTTCTCCTGTTGATCTTTTACTTTTTTATTAGCTTTCATTTTTCGGGAGTGTAAGTATCTTTATCACTATATTTAACTTTAAATGTTTGATCTTTCTTGGGAATGAACTTCTCTATGGGAACTTTTGATGTTTCGTTGCCTACTGCATCAACCTCTGTAAACTCATCCTCTTTTGATCTGCCAATGTTTAATTCTACGTTGTAGAGCTTAAATACTGTGTATATAAATATTACACCAAGAAACAAAGTAACTGTTGTTTGAAAGATAATTGCTAAAAGTATTAATGTTTCCATTTATTTATTATAGCTTAGTCATCCTATGGGGGTAAACTTATCACTTGAATCAGATAGATCTTCATCTGACTTCTTTGGTTCCTTAATCCACCACGGCTTGAAAGTTAGAAGCTCACCACCTTTCCATTTAGGCTTTGGCTTATCTGCTTCTGGAGATATTGATTTACTGTAAAGAACATATCTTAGTGCATCAACTAAATGATCGTTTACCTTCTTTACTTTCTCTGGGTCATCTACATTTCCTTTCTGAGTTGGAGATAGTGGTTTCCATTGATAACTCATCAGTTCTTCTATTAAGTCTGTACACTGAGCATGGATGTGAATCTTGCCTTGACTGAATAGTTGTTTAACGTAATTGATTCCTGCGGTTACATCATTATTAGCTGGAATAATATTGAGCCCTCTTTCTAGATATTCATCTGCTAACGCCCAAATCATATCTCCACTTTGCTGATTCTTCATCCAACCCGCTGGATCTGCATAACCTTCCCACGCTGACATTTTTGCATATTCTTTAAGCATTACTTCTATATCTGGGAAATGCTGGTCTGCTGTTTTACCTAATTCCTTATATACGTTAGGGATCCAGTATTCACCATCGGTATCTAAAAGTACTGGAACAACTGCTGTCCAACCCCTGACTGCAAAGTCCATTCCATAAAGATATGTGTACTTGGGTTTGTCTAGTTCAAAGAACTCAACATGTTTACTAGCATCAAACTCCTGATAAATCTTCCCCCCCATTTTTATGAATGCTTCCTCTGGAGTCATTGGGTATTCTTGAGGGAATAGAGCTCCTAGTTTAAGTTGCCTCTTTTGAAGATATTCATCTGAGTACTCCCATTTACTATTATAGAAGAATGTAGAGAATCCAGTGAGTTGCCTTTCTGATGCATCCCAGAAATCCTTGAATTCACCATATCCATTGGCTGTTGTCTCTAGAGTGAGCATTGCATTATCAACCAACGCCTCTCCTACTCCTGCCATGAGTTGCTCTAAGTTATTAGTCATAGCAACTTCTGTTAAGTGAAGGAATGTAATATCATCTCCTCTACCAAATGAGTCATTCCTGGCTGTACCTACAGTGAGAGTGTTTGTATAAACCTTGCCGTTTTCATCTATACCTTCAATTGCTAGTTCTGTTTTCGAATTGTACTTAAGATTTAGCTTAGTGTTGTTGTTGTACTCAAATGATCTAATGAACTGCTTTGCCCTCATAAGTTGTTTTGCTGATGCTGACTTATCAAAAGACATTGAAACAACCCTTTCGTTTTTACCTAAAAGAAACTTAATAGTTCCTATTGCAAGAATCAGTGAGGAGAAGCCTAACTTTCTGGCTTTTAATATTATATTCTGATCAGTGAGCTTTTGGATAATATCGTTCTGTGCGGCATTCAATATAAACGGAACTTCTTCCTTTTGTTTATTTATTATGGAGAACTCTGTTTCTATTGCTCTTTTGTATTCCTGCCATTTAAATATCATATTCCTGCTTTTTAGTTGCTATTATATTGTTGACCTGGATATTTGTATTATTGTTTTGTCTGAAAGATCTTCTATCTAACCACCACTTTGCAGTTTCTAGATCTTTATCCTTTATTATTTTCCTAACAACTACTTTTTTAGCCACAACATCAGCGTAATATTTAGCTGACTCCATTTTCTGCATGAATTGCTCATCTCTTTCTGCCCTACTATAGTAGGTCCTCTCTGGAATTCCTGCATATGAACATGCTTCAGCGATTGTACCGCCAACCTTAAGAATACTTTCTAGTTTTTCTTCCTTGACTGGAGTTATGGAATCTGGATGTCCCCTTTTGACTAACTTGTTATTGTTGGATGTCATTGAATATTAGTGGCTTATCAAATGTCTTTGTTTTAAATGGGTGGTCTTCTGTTCCTGATACATATACTGATTTGGTTACTCCAAAGCCATGATTACTTACATAATCCTCTGGAGTAATTGCCAATGGCCTTAGTTTACTATGAAATCCATCATCTGCATTAAATCCTCCTAGTTTTAGGTGTTCTCTTTTGAACATGTAGATGCTTGATACAAAGTCATCAACAATGCAGTATTTATCAGTTGCTGAGATAATATTAAACCTCACATCATTGGGGTCATAGTGTCTGTAGTTGAAGAATGAAACTGCATTTATAAGCCCTTCATCAAGAATCTCAACTCCTTTCTCTAACCAATGAGGCTGAAATGTTAGATCAGTATCAATCTTAACAATGTAATCTCCATCTGCTACACCAATACAATTAGCAAAGCTTTTACCTACTCCTCTATTTTCTCCAGAGTTTAATATTAGTTTACTGATACGTTTTGATCTATAAAGAGATAGTAAGTACTCTATATTTGCTTGGTCGTCATTGCCGTCTGCATTTACTATTAGCTCATAAGGATATGAAGTATTTTGAATGAGGGAATCAATGCAAGCCCTGAGTCTTTCGGGACGTTTATAAGACAAAACACAAAGGCTAGCTATTTTCATCTTTGTTTATTGGTTGATCATGTCTAAATACATATTTAATTTCGTTCTCATCACTCTGGATAGTTGTTTTAAATCCTGAAAGGTGCTCCCACATTTGTCTCATAAGTTCTCTTGCTTCTCCTGTAATCCAACTTGCTGGGTATCTAACAAAATGATCTTTCTCTGGTAAACCTTCATTTCTTTCCGTCATAACCAGTAACTTTTCTCCATAGTTGAGCAAATGCTGGCTGTTTTCTCCATCCATAAACTAGTCCGTCATTTTGATAGTCAAGGTTCCAAACCAACTCAAAGCTATCCCAAAGAAAGTTTTTGACGAACTCTGGATTTATATTATGTTCATGAGCATGGTGAGGATGGCTAAAGGCATTATTAATTGCATGATAGTGAGCGAAGTATCCACCTGAGGGGAGTGTCCTTAGGAGTCTATTGAAAAACTTGGATGGATCCTCAAAATGGTCGATTGCATTTGTACTTATTACTAGATCTACATCTCCATAATCAAATTCTTCTGCCTTTGTGTCTACATAAGTTTGCACATCTGCAATCTTTGCATATTCATGCATAAGGGGTTCAACTCTTATTGCCATCCTGCAATTAAGAACAGAACTTACTCCTCCAAATGGCCCTGCACCAACATCAGCAACATACATATTTGTGGTGTCTAGATAATTAAGGCCCATTTGCTTTTTGAGGAGGGGATAGCGGACTACTTCTCTTTGTTTTTTATCTTCAAAGACTTTGGGGTCATCAACTACCCAAGTTTTTGCTTCTTCTATTTGAGTATCTTTGAATGACATGTTAATTAACTATATAGAGTTTATCTGGGTTTTACAATACCCCACTCTTTTCCTTTATTTGCAACTAAGAATGGTGAGTTTTTATCTTGCATATGTTTCTCTCTGAAGTAAATATCATTTAAGTGAGCATCTCTAGCCCAAACATCTCCAGTTGGGTGTCCATGAAATTGATGGATTGCTTCCAATTTTTTACATATATGTTGGTTGATT